ATTCACCAAATCTCTGGAATATCGTATTCCAATCATTTCTGAAATCTTTAGCTTCATTTGTTAAATTGTTAACAATATCTGATGTGTAGAAACCTTCTATAGCTGAAACTGATACTGTATCGTCAAAATATTTCGTACCTGTACCTCTTTCAAGATATTCTGAAACAGCGTTAATTGTACTAATACCACCGTCTAAAGTAATGTCAATATCAAATAAATCGACATTTTCCATTGTATCAAATAATCTATCTAACTTTTGTGGTATACTTCCAAGGTCCTTAGTTTTAGCATTTTGACTTGCAAATGAACCGATCGGGTGTAAACTATCAGCTGCTCCTAGTTGATTTTCAGCACCACTCAATGCCGCAGCTATTTGCGCTGCTTGTAAACTTGTTGATGCACCGTAACTTGCAGATAATGTTTGTATATTATTCTCAGCTCGTTCTGCTGTACTGAATTTGCTTGAAACAAATCTTACTTTATTAGTCGGGGCACCATTAATATCTAACCAAGTACTACCATCTTCTCTATGTGATAAGAAATCATTTGTTAGAACTGCTATATTAGGTGAATCATCCTCTCTTGTATCGATTGAGAAACTAAGCGGTACACCACCATCTTGTGAATTAATTTGTCTAAAGCTATCCAACGAACCTACATAACTTTCACTCAAAACAAATGATAATTTAATTGTATCGGGTGAGAACGGTGATTGTCTTAATCTAAATAAACCTAAAGAAACTGTATCGTCGAATACATCAGTATTAATATCAAACTCGCTTAGATTTTCCATTATCTCTGAAAGACTATCATCATCCTGACCGAACGTACTTGTGTTGTTATCAGAGATAGATGATAAAGAGAAATCTAATCTAGCAGATGGTAATGTAATGTAATTTCTTGTTGATGTTGCTGATTTTGCAACTGTTTCTGCTGTTAATAACCCGTCAAAGTCAGTAGCAGGATTTAAATTAGTATTATCTACCATTCCAACATAAAAACCTTGGAATCTTTCATCAATAGTTGTTTGTGCTTTATTTAAAACTAATAAACCAGCATTACCTAACTCACTAAATGTTGACGGTGTACCAGCTGATGCACCCGAATTTTGCCATGTAAATGTATTTCTCTGTAAAATATCATTGTATTCATTTTGACTCAATTCATAGTGTGTCGGTTTACCGAGTAAGTAAAGCACACCAGATGGGGATTGGTTGAAAGTACTAAAAGCTTCACCAAAACCAACACCATTTACCGTATCACCGATATTAATAGCACTCGCTGGGTAAGCTAATACACCGTATGTATTACCAAATCCAGAACCAGAATCTACACCATAAGGTAATCTATAAGTTAAAATATTTGCTGGAGACTGAAATAAAGGTCTAGCTGTATGATAAAAATATCTTTCAGCAGGGGTTGTTGGTACACCGTAAATTTGTTCAAATTCGCTTTGACTTGTTACTTGAATAACTTCATCGGTAGGTCCTCTATCAGCAAACCCCGTAACTAAAATGTTTGTACCAGCAGGTAACACTGGTCTTAAACTCTGATCTATTTCTTTTATTTCTACACCTGGAGATTGTATCGTACGCATACAATTATTTAATGTTCTCTAACTTAATTTTTATACGTTAAATGATAAACAATATTAAATATGTTATTTACACTAACTCTACATTTAGTTGTGAAAATGCAAACTCAAACGTGGTTTCAATTTCACCCGGTGTTCTATAGTTAAAATTAATACCACCTAAACTTACGGGAAATGCATTAGTATAAGTAAATTTAACCTTATTTTTTTCATATTCATCCAGGGCATATAAAGTAAGATTGGTTTGATATAATGAAGGTGGATTTAAAGAATCTGGGTTAACTCTTAATTTAGGATCTATATTAGGTGTATTTGCAATATCTTTACCGTTGAATTGAGATAAATTTTCATCATTTAAAAGATCTAACCACTTATATAATACCCAATAGTTGTTAAACTCGTTATCAATAGTAAAATTAACGGTCACATTTTCATAAATTGGTCTTGTATGTTTTGACACTTTCATAGATTGCCCTGCATAATAGAGATTTTCTGCAGGTACCTGTACCGGTGGTACCACTCCACCGTATACTGAAAACTGAATACTATCTTCAATAATTGTAGTATTACTTCTACTACCTAAATTTTGTTTACTTATATTTTGTAATATTGGAGGTAAATTTAAAACAAGTAAAAACTTGTCTAATCTACTTTTATTGAATTGTGATTGATTTATGGTTGCCATACTTTATAACCTTGCATTTGTAATTGATCTATTTCACTATTAGTATTAGAAGCGTTGCCTATAATAACTGGTAATGTATTTTGATACCCTTGTTTTTCATTAGTATATAAAGAAGTCGGGTTCATAAAGTATTTAATGCCATAATCCATTTGCTGTAGCTCTAAAGGTCTATTATTTGTATCTTTTTTAGTTACCTCGAAATATGTATCAACTATATCATTATCAAGTATAATTAAGTTCCACATTAGTGAGGTGACTAAATCATCATGATGTCCTTTCTTTGCATTCCATGTACCGTTTGCTGCTTTTACATAGTTTTTTAACTCTTTAACTGTTCTTTTATCATTTATTTGAACCGATTCAAGTTCATTAATCCAATACCGCATATTAGTCACAGCTTTATATTTTGTATTTGTATGTGAGATAATACCCAATTGCTGCTTTTTTCTATTCGCTAATGAACCACCCCAAGAAACTATATTTTCATAATCGTGTGTATTTTTAAGTATATCAACTACTTGACCCCCACTATTGTTTCTTTCCACACATACTAATGGGTTGCCCCAGTGTTGTAATATTTCATAAACCTTTTCAGTAAAGTTATATGGTGATATTTCATTGTTACTATATACTGCTACTTGTTCAATGTTAGTTAAATCGGTATAATCTAATATTTGAACTACAGATGAATCTTTACCTAACCCTTCAGCAGTATCGACGCTTGCTATATATATACTATCTTCTTTAGGTTCATCCCATAAAAGATATTTACCACCATCGAATACAAATTTTGGTTCAACAGTTTTACTGTTTAACTTTTCGAAAAGTTCATTATTAACCGAACTCTCACCTGATGAAATAAATTCACAATTAAATTCTTGCTCAAATGCTTCTCTACTACCAATACTATTTACAGTTTGTTGTTTCCATTTTTCATCGCGACCAGGTATCTCATTCCATAAAATTTTATCATAGGCCCAATCATTTTCTTCATTCTCAGCACCGGTGTATAATTTATAAAATAAATTATCAGTACCATTAGCAGTAGATGCTATAAAAATTTTAGATTTTTTAGATGATGAAACAATAGGGTAAACAGATTTCCAGAAGTCATCTACTAAATGAGGTTCGATAAAAGCAAGCTCATCTAAAATTAAAACATTCACTGATTGACCACGAGCTGCTGTACCGGTTGTAGTTGATATACCTATTCTTGTACCATTTGCTAATGTTATTGATGTTTTACCATATTCTTTAACACCTGGTTTTAACCAGTTTGGTAATTCTTCATATGCTAAACGTATTCTACTCATTATTTCAAGAGCTGTACCTTCTTTATTAGCTACTATTAATATTCTTTGATCATCATTAAAACAGGCAATCCACAATGCATATATTGTCATCATTGTTGTTTTACCAATCTGTCTGCTTGCTAATAATATAAAGAAACGATTATCTCTCATTTTACGTAATGCTCTTTTTTGGCATAAATGTAAGTCAATAGTCTTTTTACCTTCATCGAGAGATATAATATAAAAGAACTTTTCTGCAAAGTGTAAAATATTTTTTTGACACTTTTTCAAATCTTTCACCATATCAGGGGTATATTCAAATTCAGCCCCTACCGTAGGTAGATTTGGATTGTTCATGTAATTTTGTTTATTTTTAATCATATCGCTATAAATATTTAAATGACAAGAGCAAATACTCTAACCGAAATTTGGAATACATATAATGATAGCATTATCAATGAAGGTAAGAAAGATAGACCTATTGAAGGTGGTATAAAAAATATGGGTATGAAACCTGGACCTGGACCCGTAAATCTTAATGATGATAAATCAAAAGAAATACAACATTCA